CTAAGCGCGCAGCCTTCATCTCAAGGCCACGCAGCCGCCACTGCTCTTGCTCGTCTGTGATCTCCCCGGAGCCGCGACAAAGAGTGCAGGGAAACCAGCGCGGGCCGCTATTCCAGCCAGACGGCCCCTTGCGCGTGTCGCAGATCACAAAGCCTTCCGATCCCTTAGCTCCGCTGCAGGATGGGCATATCATTTTCTTCCCCAGAACTCTTTCGTGCATTTGCACGGGATATAACGCTTTGAAAACATCGGGCGCCGACTGCCAGTTCCTCCACACCGCTTGCACTTCGCGTCGGGAGGTTTGTCAAGCATGATCAGTTCTCCGCCTTCGGCCTCTATCTTTCGGCGCAGTTCCTCTTCCTTCTGAACGCTGTCGATCTCATAGACCTTTCCGGTTCGCGTGTCCATTACCCTCTCCTCCGCTTGCTGTCCGCCCCGAAACTCCGCTCGCCACCGTTGCCCTTGACGTACTTGCCGCTCTTCGTGCAGATCATCAGGCGGGTGGGGATGCCGAAGAATTCCCACACTAATCGGCACGTTTCTGATGCGGAGTCAATAGAATCGTTCTTGTCGTAACAATGGATCGGATTTTTCGTCACGGTGGATGCGAAGGCGTATGCCTCGATCGGCTCCATCTTCCTGCCCACCTTCATGTAAAGGCACCAACACCCCAAACCCTTGTGCCAGCGCAGTTCGTAAATTCTGAGTTTCAGCTTGGCTGTCATCACTTCTCCTCCTCCACCACCCAGATGTGCTTCATTGCTCATCCTTGCGCGAGAGGTACTCGGCGCGAGTGATCCATTGAATCGGAAGTTGGCAGGCGCCGCCGACTGCTTCGTTGCCAGGAAGCCCGCACTTGTTGCACACCTGCTCCAGAAGCCATTCGGCTAAGCGCAGGGAACAGTAGGCAGCTTCTCCTGGGTACTCAGAGGCAAGGAACTCAAGCTTTTTTATTACCTCACTTGGCAGCTTCATACTCGACCCCTTTTGTTAGCCCGCAAGTGTGAATATTGGATGAGGCCATCTATCGTTATCACTGTTGACAGGATTAAAATTGTTTGTATGAAATACTTCTTTACCTATTCCTGTTATGATCAATGGAGAAGTAGCACCGAAATCATTATATATATTCATGGCAAGATTAATTGCATCTTGATGCTCTCGATGGTAGAGTAGATTCTTTTTCCATGGAAGTATTTCTATTATATTTCCATTGTCATAGAAGAACATTTTATATGTTCTTTGCGAGGTATCCCATATCGAGAATCCACATGGACAAGGGCAGTCTATTGCTGTTAAGATAAATGCTTGTTTAATTTTTGGTATACTAATAAACTCTTCCCACTTATTGCCATCGAAAAGTAAGTTTACAGATCCTCTTGTATTTAAATCTGATGGTGCTCCAATTACTCTATGTCTTGGCATAAGGTCTCCTAGAGGCGGGGTCTAGAAAACCTGCCCCGGCATGGGCTTATGTTGACGAAGCACAGTGGCATACTTAGGACCTCATTATGTTATTATTAATTTCCCTGCACCCGCCCTGCAGGGTGCTTTTAAAATTCTATATAATGTGCTAAGCCGGATTCTCTAAGCCATTTATTTATTAGTTCATCTACTGGGACCACTTTAGTCCTGCTCTTTTTATTAGGAGTTCCCTTAGCGGCTGGAGCTTCCTTCTCAGCGAACGACTTTTCTTGCTTACTATTTGTGGGTATATCTTTTTCACCCGAAAACTCTCTAGAGATATCAATTGTTACCCTTCCGTCCTTATAAGACAAAGTGTTAATCTTTACTTTATACTCCTCTTCTACTGTTCGTATTACCATTTCCAGAAGATTAATACTACTTTCAATTACCGCATCAGCACTTGGATATGGTCTATCACTCATCTATTCTCCTTACTGTAAATTTCTGAAGTATCTCTGGGTTGTTTAATTCTGTTGCTGGGACAAAGTATGCCGGTTTTGTATATCCATGATTGGCTACCCACTTGTCTTTTTTTCCAGTTCTTCCAAGTATCCAACCATGTATCTTGATTACTGGTCCCTTTCCTGTGCATAGAAAATATATACTTTCTGGATCATCATCATCTCTTAGGATTAGATCCCACTTATCAACCGACCTTGTTCTTACCTCACCCTTTCGCATCCCAAATTTTGTTGGGATATGTATATCAGGCTCACCTTTCCATACATTGATAGAACCAGCATTATACAGATTAAGATACTTGCATACCGCTCTCTCTCCCATCGCCCCTATTACATGCTTTGTCAGATTTTCTATCCAACTAGTTGCAGCAAGTCTCTCTTGACTCCTTAATAAAATACTTTGGTGAGCCCTTGCTAGTCCAAGATTTGAGCATGCAAGTAGTTCGTAGTGGTCTAGAGAAACCTCAACCATTACGCAGCCCTGTGAGACTCTGCCATCCTTAAGAATCGTGGTTCTACATTATTAAGAGCAGTTGCTACTAGCTCAGTTATAAAGAAGTGTGTAGTCTTACATACCTCACTCCCCTCGTGATCTACAACCACAAACGGATCAGTCTCAGATACATCAAATGGTCGAACTAACTGTATGTGTGTTTCGATTTGCATTAGAACTCCTCAATTTTAAATGTTTTCTTTTTGCCGGAATGAGCCATGAACCACTTGAACTCTCCGAACTCTTCCGCACATTTCTTGATTTTTATTCTGTCTGCCTCATCGCATAATCCTTTTACTTCGTGAATCTCTATGGTTCCATCAGAGCAGACACAATAAAAATCTGGAGTGTACGTTGCCTCCTTTCTTTTTGTTTGAGAGTCTGAATGAACCAAGATGAATCTTATTTTTTCAAATAGAATTTTTATATACTTGTTCTCATCGAGCTTAGGTTTGAGGAAGTTCATGAAGTATAACTCCTCAGTTGTATTCATTATTCCTGGTCTTCTAACAGCTCGAGCATAAGTTCGTCTGGATCTTCCTGCGTAAACTCCTCGTCTTCTTCCTCCGGGCTTTCTGACCATAGTAGATACCTCTTTCCTCCATCATGTAACAAATAGAATTCATTCTCAAGCGGTGGGAAAGTATCTACAAACTTGAACTTCTTTCTCACCAGAATGTCGCACATAAAGTTTAGATCATCTGGGTCGGTGGCATCGTATGTGCAAAACGCAGTCTTGTGCCACTCATTTAGTTTACCATCTTGGACCTTCTTTGCTATAACAGTGTTCCTGAGTCTTGGGCATAGCTTGTCATGCTTGAAAAATTTTATAGTTCCAGGATTCCATATCCTTACATACTCGACACCATCAAGATTTCTAAATATCTTTGATACCGTATCCCTGTACTCTAATCCATTCCTTCTAGCAAGATTAATTGCCTGGTGTAATGATATATAGCCCTTCTTTTTTAGAAACTTTTCTATCTTCCTCCTCACATGGAGACGCAACTTCTTTGAAACAAACATCTTAGAATGAGTACCAAGAGAAGCCTTCGTTAAAGCTTTGCAGACGTAGTGTTTGTTCCTTAATATTCTTACCAGTTGCCCTTAGTAATGCATAGTCCTGGTTTCTTGTACGTTCCATGCACCAGATTGTGTCAGATGCAGCGGTCATACCCATTGAACCTGAAGCATGCTTAATAAAATCACCACCAGGTACAGTATTCTTTGTGTTATGATGTACGCCTATTATTGATATATGATTTTCATTAGCTAGTTTTGCTAGTCTAGATACAACTGCATAATCTTTTTGGTATTGTGTCCCAGAAACATAGTCCTTTGCAGGCCATATAGCAGCTAGAACATCAATAACTATAACACGAACATCGCTGTTAGCCCTTATGTATTCATCAAGATCCCTTAGGCCACCAAGGTCCATGAGATCCCACTCGTATACTGTCTCTAGGTTATCATCGGTCTTCTTATCTTTTAGAATCCTACGCCATCTTTCCTTACCAAGAAGTTCGCCTTGTTCAAGATCAAGATAAAGGACTTTAGATCTCTTTGATTCCAGTGCTCCAAGAACCTTTGTTCCTTCTGCTATACTCTTTGCCATGTTAGCTAGCAGCATGCTCTTCCCCATCTTTGGGTCCGAGTGGAAGAGAGTAAAGCCTTGAGGTAGAATCTTTTCTATTATAAATTCAACATCACCAAAATCTGTCTCAAGAAGATCGTTTACTTTCCATATCTTTCTTTTCTTCTTTACATTTGGAGCGTATGTTTTATACACCCTACGTACTATATCTTCTACTGGTCTCTCTGTATACGGTGGCGTAGCATTCTCTGCCGCTAGTTTGACCAGAGCAATTGCTTCTTCAAGACCTACATTGCGCCCCCTGAGGGACGAGGCAAATCTGAATAGTTCCTTCTGTCGCTCGCCCTCTTCCAATCCATAGAGAACTTTGTCAACATTTAAGCTGCTATACTTTGAGGTTGGTGTTGTATTGCTAGACTCTCTGGCTAGATTTATTAGGAACTCTGGAGCATAAGGAAGGTTTTCTACAAACTCTTTAGATCGTGGCGGAACTACCCATTTGTAATGATACCCACTTGGATGCTTAGAGTTTGGAGCAATTACATAACCATCACTATTTAAAATGTCAAACTTTAGTTCTTTGTTTATTATCCTTTTAATATTTATATCTTTTGGAACTCTATACCAAAGATGAAACCCGAACCCATGTCTTGGAGTACGAGCAGTCATTGTCTCTGGCAAGGAGCCAAGCTTATCCAGTGCTTTTAAATTGTCTATGTCTAATACAATATATCCCTTGGGAATCCTAACTGCCACATTTGCGCCGGGATTCTTTTTAAACAGTTCTTTTACTATCTCTGGATCTGATGATGCATCTAAAAATCCATTAGCAGTTGCAGGTATTTTGCTAAGTACATGACAAGGGAATACCTCTAGACCAAGTGATGCATACCTTAGGGCACATTCTATATTTGGTAGCATTATAGAAGCACCGCATGCTGCATCATCTTAGCATTGTTATGCCCTTTCTCAAAAGCACTTGCTTCTATTTCTCTTGCAGTCTCTATTGGGACTAGATACTTTGAGAGTATGTTAAATATTATTCTTGCATCAGATGAATTTCCCAACTGTGCTGCTTCACATACCTCCATTAAAACATCTTCCCATTCTCTAGGGAAGTCTCCTTCAGATTGATATAGCCAATCCCTAGAGAACATGATTGTCCCCTTTCTATACATCATACCCTCCTATCAGATGTTACATTTACAGAAAAATCACAAATGTTTTTCTCCACATTTTCAGTTGTATGAGAAGGGATTGTCCATACTAGTTTGTTCTTATGTTCTTTATTTGTTTGCTCATCTCTTGAATACATATGGGCTAGTAGAATAATCTTCTTATCTAAATTATCTGCATCTATGCATAGTTCCATTAGCTTATCATAGTATGGAGTTTCTCCAGACTTGGTTGCCTCTTCATCTAGCATAAATGCAAGAGCTTTATTGCATCCCTCTTCTCCACGTACTGTTCTTACTTTCTTAATAATATCAATACTACTACCAAGCGCAGGCGCTGGATAACCAGAGTCCTTTTCTAGGTAGTATAACTGTGATCTTAATTTTGTTGGATGAATTATACTTTGACCCTCTGTATCATAGGCTCCAGTTATATATACTACGCTAGGATAATATGTATCGCCTGGAACCCTTGTCATTGTAGAATCAAATGGAACAATAGCAGATACAACCACAGTTGGATAGAGTCTTAAATAATATTCTATTAGTTTATACTGCCATGTAGAAATCTCCATTCTCCTAATCATTTGATTCAATTGATCATATGATGATCTGGCCCCAACATGAAAGGCAGGATCTGAAGCGCTACCAAACTGCGGAATTATACCAGAGGTTGGATTTGCAAAAAATATTTCTTCTCCTCTGGGAATAACAAATAGATCTGCTCTGCCATTAAATGATAACCCAGAATCAATTGCCGCAAATGCAGCAGTCTTTAATCTATAAACAGAATCCGTATTATACATAAACGTACTATTGTTCCTGCGTATTCCTGCGTGCGGGAACCCCTGTACCACCGGAGAAACTGTTTTAAACATCGTTGTTTCAGGTGTTATTCCAACCTTTGGAACCATGGAAACGATTGTATCTTTTCCACAGACCCTAAGCGCTCTGCAAATTGCATCATCAGATGGTAGATTATTGGTAGCAAGTGGAAGAATTATACCATCAGATATTACACCAAGGATTTTTCTCTTCTTTACTACGTTCCCTTTATGCCACTTACGTAAATCCGAATGCTTATCTATCCATGTGCCAGCACCCATCCACGCCACAACTGTATCTTTTTCTGCATATCCTCGTGGTATTATAGTTTGCTCGCCTCTATATGTTTTACACACAACTAGATCTTTTGTTGTGGCCTGACCAATCTCTTCTATGTCCTTAATTCTAGTTGAGTAAACAGTTCCCATTTATACAAAGTACTTTCTAAATGAACAGAAGTCTGAGACTGGGCAATAGTTTATGCACCTAGTTGATTCTCCTGGTCTCTCTTCTATTGACATTGTTTCGTTTGGCTTCTTGTGTTGTCCTATCCAAGACAGAGCCTCGTCTCTTGAGTCCAATACTCTCAAGGCTCTTGCTCTGTTTGGTTTCGTAACTGCATAGGTAGTAGACTTTGACCAGCGCTCCTCCTCGCTGCATACGGGAATGTCCTCTTCGTTCTTTCCTATTGCATTTGCATGTGACATTACCCTGTCTAGTACATATTCTTCTGCTACGTTAGGCTCCCATAGTTCTATACTAAATGGTTCTACTTGTTTTTGTGGGTATCCTGGGTCTCTTGCTGCTTGTCCCTTAGACCAGTCTCTATACATGGCTTCGATAATTGCTTTTTCTGGGTCATAGTTATTGCCACGAAGCAACCATGCATAGATATTCATTTGTTTTGTCCACTCGTCCTTCTCGCCATTGAGGGACACCCATCTTGAAGTTAGTTTATAATCTCTTATTATCTTTTCTTTTATGTTGTAGTCGTCTATCTGCCCTGATACCGTGTACTCTCTTCCATCAGGAAGTGTTACCTTCCTATAGAATCTCTCTTCAAATATGAAATCATAAAGTAACTTAACTGTACCTGAGTCTGCTTCTTCAACCGCATTGGTCAATGCTTTTGGAAGATCTAAAACATCCACATGACCAGAATTAAACTCCCTTAGAACGCCTAGAATTTTCTCTACGCGCGCCTCTGGATTCTGATTTGCTAGCCCACGCTTTGCATTTTCTGCTATTGAATGAGCAGCTCTTCCAAGAACTCTATATATGAGATCGGAAGCGTCTTCTACCAGTTCCTTTTCGTGCGCTCTCCGCAAGGCTACGATACGTGATGGTGTGATTAGCTCTGTAGCAGAGAAATCACACTCACCACGATCATACTCATCATGCTTTAAAGCTTGGAATAGCCCCTCAGAAAGACCAAGGCTATTCGTTATTAGCCCCAATTGCTTAGGTCCGAAGCATCAAAAGAATCTGGATCAAAGTCACTCTCTAGTGTGCGCCTCTCTCCGGTATCCCTAGAGAAGAACATGTCTGAGTACTTAGCCCCAGCCTTGGTGCGAACATTAACCTCTACAACCATACCAGGCACAGTCTTAAGTGCCATTGGAAGGTCCGCAAGATTATCTACTGTGATACCGATTGAGGCGAGCTCTCGAGCAGCATACTCTAGCTTGCCAGAAAAGAACATGACCTTTGTTCGGTGAAGGTTCCCATAATCTAGAAAGTCAAGACCAAATCGTACCATTGGGCGGTCTGGATCTGGATCTGCTGAAGTAATCAGAACCTTTGCCGGTCCATCTGGGATGTGAACATGCTTTGGCATGTTATCTACATTCTTTGCTGCTTCTGACCACTCACCTGCTAGCTTCTCTAGCCAATCCATATATTCTCCTTAGTTTTCGAGCTTCTCTAGAAGCTCTGTTAGATCTTCCTTAGAAAGGAAGGTTGGGTTGGGCCATCCCTTTATTTTGCAATACCCTATGATGTATTCTTTTGCTTCTTTTGTTTCTCTGGCCTTTGCTGTTACCTGCACCAACAGAGAATTCTTCTCATCTATTTCAGCTCTAGTTGATCCAGGGATTGAGGTCTCAATCTTATTTAGGATAGCTCCTAGATCTGGCTCTTCGATTGGAAGCAGAGACCCGCTTCTATCTCCAGTCATGTACCTAACGTCTGCTTCAGAAGAAGTCTGTAGTATTCTCTTTGTCCCAGTCTCTGTTCTTATGAACCGCATACACATAACTATGTCAAAGTACTTATCAATCTCATACTTCATCTTCTTGCCAGGGATTGATGGTATGTAAGTTACCTCTTCGTCATTTGAATCCCTGTCTATAAGATGTGTAATAAAGATTACATTTACTCCATCAATATCGCGGACTCTCTTGATCCATGAATCACACCACTCAGCCATCTCTCCATAGGCTTTTAGAAGATTGCTGTTCTTCTTTTTAAACGATGCAAGTACCTCGTTAGCCATGTCGTCTAGGCCATCAATTACTACCCACTTATACTTCCCGAGAGCTGCCTGTTTAAGTAGCCATGTGTAGAATTTCTCTGCCTCTTCTAGTGACCATGCATTATTCTTTGGTTTGTATGCTGGAAAATTCCTATCGCGCAGGATCAAATATCCTGGATCTATAGGGACATATAGAAGTTCAGAATCGTCCTCTAGTGGTATGGTTGTTATTAGTTTTGTCTTTCCTACCTTTGGGTCCCCATATATTAGGAACTTAATTTTCTTAGATGCTATCTCACTCGTTGACACGAGATTCGTTTCAGTCATATAACTCACTTTCCCCAAGACCAGTATCAATGCCAAGGATATCTTGTCTATATTGCGCCCATATCATAGACGCTTCTTCAAATGTCTCATCCAGAATGCCAAGTATTGACACCTCTGTTGGATTTAGCGGTCGGTTTGTTTCTATTGCATGGTTAATACATATTTTTGCCTCCACAAGAGCCCCTGCTAGTTGGTTCAGAATTGATACTAGTGAATAGTTTGCTGCTTGTATATATCCACTATCTTCTATTTTGCTCATTATATATCTTCTAGTTTTAGTATTAGTTTAAATAGGGTTCCAGAAATCTTCTCATCCTTTACATGCTTTAACATGCTAAGAAGAGAATTTATTTCACCCCTGCATGATTTCATCTGATCTAGTTTTGATATAAGGAATTCCACTAGATGCCCGGTAGAATCGTCTACAAGGGCAAGGGAGCATATCCTTGTACCTGGATACTTTATGTAGACCTTGCCAGTTTCCTGATGATGTACAACTTCTAGCTGGTCAAGTCTTACTGGATTATGCGACACTTAGTATACCTCCGTCTTGAAGTTGTTCTGAACATCTTTCACAGTACAGTGAATCATCATCCATCTCTAAGTAGTTTTCTTCTTCTGTAATAGCTCCGCCACAGAAGAAGCATGTAGAATTTCTGCTTTCCTCTATGGCTTCTTTGCAATCAGGACACAATAATCCCATTGCCCATGTTGTACCATGAAGTTCTAGCTCTTCGTTTGGAAATGATACACCACAGCTATCGCATTCTGTAAAGTCTGTTATTTCAGATTCTATTTTAGAGGCCGCCTTGTCTGCCTCTCTTTCTACTAGTAATTCTTTTACTGTTGTTACCAGAGGAGCTTGTGATTCTCGAAAGTGTCCCTCCCATACGCCAGTTTCACCCCATTCTTGCCAGTATGATGTTCTTGAACACCGAAATGAAGTATTACTATACCATACTCCAGTCTTTTCGTCAAGCTCTCCAAGTCCTTTGTTTACAATAATTACGTTCTTATCTGTATCTAGGAATACAAACTTATTACCACCGATTGCATCCCCCATATACTCCATGATCACCGCATTGTTTTGAAATCCTGGTGGCAGATTCTTCAAGTAATGTTTATTATACATTACCGTGTCAGAGAACTTCTTATGATCTGGTACTGTAAGAGTCCCATTATGACAGAATGCTAAAGTTTTACTTACACGAAATGGGTGTACATTGTGCAATCCCTTTGTCCCATGTGTACCAATTCTAAAATGTAGCACCATTGGAGACTCTTCTTTTTCGGCTATGGCGAAATGCTTTGAATACAATTTAAAATATTTTTCAAAGCTATCAAGAACCTTAACTATTTTAATTTCAGAATCCTTGACATACATGAACCCGCCGCCATCGCGGTTGTTTTCCCATGAATTCTTCAGTTCAAACTTTGTAAGTCTATGACCTGCTGGCGCAGCTATAATTATACACATTAGGCTGCTCCTCTTATTTCAATTGCAGGCTCTAATATATCGTCAAAGAATGTTGCAGGGTATGGTCCGGTTGTAATATTCGCCCAGCCACCAATTGGTGTGCTTCTTATTTGTTCTCTTTGTCGTATCTTTTCATCTACAGTTTTTTGTGAGTACCTATAATTTATATCTGATTCCAATAGTTCTAACTCCTTAGCATATATTTCTTGTGCTGTTCTATTTTTTACCGTTAATAGTAACTCAAGAACCGTTCTTCCCCATCGAAGGTTACGCTCTTTTTTTGTCTTATACCTTTTATTTGTATTAATAAGTAATTGCAACCCATAACGCCATGTGTTCTTGAGCCATGAGTTCTTTATAGGCGTGGCCCATGCTATTAAATCATCAATGGTATACTTTGTTTTATCATTGCACAAAAGAGTATATGTCTTAATAATATCTATTGCTTGTATTCTTCCAAGAAATTTTACCCAATTAAGAGTTGAGGAAAATATTCTTACTTCTAATGTTTTCTCTGTATATCTTATTGCTTTATATTTATTAGAAGATACTTCTGACAATCTTTGGTTATGCATTTTTTGGATATAAGTCTTTGATGCTGCAATATCTTCAGAATCTTCAAGAGATGCCCACCTGTCCATATTGGATGGCTTTTTTCTTTCTGAAAATATAAATACCCAATTTGGATTTAGACCAAAAAATGTTTCAAAATTTGCTATATGATTCTTATCATGAAATGATTCCATTGATATGTGAATATGCATCCCGGCAGAATCTCGAACAGTAAGAAAATCTTTAGCTCGTCCCAAAAACTTTTTTATCTTATGGGAAAAGAATGTCCAAGCAGATGCCGAAATAGGATTAGATACAAATTCTAATCCATCTACAAGTGACCCATCTCTTTTACAGCTAATAATAAATTTCTCATCATTTACTGCGCTTGTTAGACATTCAACAATGTCGTTATTAGATATTTCTCCCGATGAAACCTCTCTTCTACAGTCTCCAGTTTTCTCGAGTTCTAGTTCTACGCCGTAAAATGTAGTTCCCTTTTTGCGTATTGCTCTAAACTTTTTTTCTGATCCAAACTTAGTTCTGTATGCGTCTAGCTGTTCATTGTACTCGGCTATGTATCTCTGTCTGTATTCATTTTTTCTATTAACCTTTCTAATCTTTGTTTTGATTTTATTATTCATTGCCTAGCACCAGTTGTTCACCCTTTTTCTCTTCGTTTATTATGTCTACTGCCGCTTGTTTCACTGCAGCGAGAAGAAGGTTAGTAGTTAGTTTTCCCTTTGCATAATCAACTAGAAGTCCTTCATCCATGATCGTATTCATGATCTTGTTCTGAGCAAGGTTTCTAATACTTAATAAAATATACTTATCTCTAGGATCATTTAATACCTCAGTAAGTTTAATTTCTATTTGATCAAACAATTGGTTAAAAACTATCTGTCCTTTTTCTTTGTTTTCTGATGAAACTTTTATGTGTAGATACAAAGCACGAAGAAGGTCTAGGGCACTTATTTTCTTTATAGGATTATTTGTACCCTTTATTTTAATATCAACTGTATCTCTCAATTTCACCTTCCTCGTTTGAGAACAGTACTGAGGATTGTTTTATTCCTATTCCCCATAGTTTATCAGAACAAAATTGGCATGGCCTTGCCATTGATAGCTGTCTTTTTTTGTTCCACCTTAGAACAACAACCTTTTTTACCCTTTTTATTGATCTATCACCAAGCCTACTAAGGAGTTGTATTGCGTGCTCCTCTGCATGTCTGCTTGATGGAACAGGAGGGCGGTTATTATATAGCTTTGTCCAGCTAGGTGAGGTTTTTTTTCTATCATTATACCCCACTATTACTTGCTTGCCTGAAAAAATAACACATACTGTAGTACCAGGCAATGCTTTTATTTTAGCAAGTGTATTTTGTTCTCTTGATGAGAGCATTAGTAATCGTCGTCGTAGTCGTCTTCTGGTTCTGTTTCTATCTTATAAATGGTATCTTCGTTGTATGTTTCTTCGTATTTTGTATTTCCACGAAGAGTTAACGATATAGGATATAGAATATCTAATATGTACGTATTTTTGTATTCTATATAATTATATTTTAATGCTTCAACACCAGGTCCAATATCCCATCCTGCTTTCTGAAGATACCATACCGCTTGGTGTTCTGCAGACGTTACAACTCCAGTACACAGAGGTCTTGATGTTTCGCGCATTTCTCTATGTATAACTTGAGTAAGTATAAATGCAGACTCTAAGTATCCTAAG